CTAAACAAGCCCATCTTTAGAGTCCAGGCTGTGGCAGGTTTATTATTGTATGACATTATGCGATAGTCAAAGTCTTGTTCTAATAACTTAAGTAAATTATCATCTAACATTAGATAGTCGCTGTCTATTAGGATAGTTTCATCGTAGGGACTTAGTTCATATGCACGCCAACGGTCGCCATTACGCCAGCTTCCTTGCTCGCCCACTTTGTAATTTTTAAGTTCATTGCCAACATATATTATGTTGTCAAACCCTTCTGCGGTGGTTCCTTGTTCTGTAACCAAGGTAACAGGAAGCCCTGTGGTGTGTTTAACAATGCGTGCAGAACGTTCAGCTATAGTAACATAGCTGGTCTTTTCTGTGTTAAATGCAAATAGTAGTACACCTCTAGACTTTGCGGGCACGTTTGATTTCATCATGTTGAATATGCCATGTGTTCATTACCATTTGATAATGTTGTTTACACAGTTCTAGAAACTCAAGTCTGTTTACTTTGATTGGGTTGTTATAGGTATCTTCTAGGTATAATTCACTAGAGTCCCAGGCGTTGAGGAACGCTATCAGCTCTGGGTTAACCTTAAACAGTCCGCTGTTATGTGTTACCTGTAGGTCAGTTTGAATTTTTTCTCGTAAGATACGCTTATTGACTTGATAGTCAGTGGCTAAACGTATTTCTTGGGTAAGTTTGTCTAAGTCGCTCATACTAGTAATTATCTAGTATAGCACCAATGGCTGCAAAAAGCAACCAATTATGTGATAGTTGGAAGACCCCACGATGCTGAAAGACCACCGCTAGTACTTGGAGCTACAATGTCAATACGATGGTTAACCGTTACGTCGACGTTGTCATTTAGACCAGCGTATGTTTCATACATATACCAACCAAATACTAGATAAATTACAGCACCGTGATCGCCGTTGCCTGACGCATTCTGTGCGCTTGTGTATGCTTGAACATAGGTATAATCACTGTTATATTCATAACGATAATTAGCTGATGTAATTTGACTAATAGTCTGAGCCGATGTCGTTAAACTCCAGTATCCTAAACTAGTTGCGCTGGTATTTACTGTACCACCGGAACCCGTACGAGGCACAGCTGAGTTATTTTTAATGCTACCGCCTGCTTGATATGTTGCCCACTGAGTAGCTAAGTCAGCACTACGTAGCGTTCCGTTATTATTTGCTGCACTTGTAATTACCCAATTAATTTGGCCACCACAGTTAAAGAAATAACGTGCTGCATCTCCACTTGACCATGTTATTGTTCGCGTAAATGTCCCAGAAAATGTAGCATTTGTGCCAGTAATCTCATAGCCATATCCGCTACCTGTAGTTGTACTACCTTGGGCAGCATAATTTAACCTATTAGAATATGCTGTACCAATACTGCTTGACAGTGTACTTAACCAAGTAATAGTACCACCTGCGGTTGGCGCACTAATACCACTACCCGAACCAGCTTGGTGTGTTAACGCATTATTTAATGTATTAATAAGACTAGCCCATTGAGTAGCTGTTACTGTGTTAGTAGATGCTACTTGCCCAACAGCGGTTTGTCCATATCCATAAGATCCATTGCCCGTACTCCAAACAAAATTTAAATTATTTGAAGCGTTAGTTGTTGCACCGGACGCAAATGTGTTATAGTCCGTTGCTGCTATTAATCCACCTGATGAGTACGCCATTTCTATTCCTTAACTGTTTAATTTAACTATAGCTTCAACGATGCCTTCTGTCAACGTTGTTTTGTCTTCTAAACTACGGCCAATTACATTAAATGATGTTGCTTCACCATTAGTTGCTGCTCGTGCTAGACCATTACCTGCCGATACTAAACGATCACCTTTTGTAACCTGTCCTGTTACTCTAACAGGTGTACGTCCTATTAACGCCACAGCTGCAACATATTCACCAGTTAATCCACTGTTCATCAAATATGCCGGATCAGTACTTACTACTCCAAATACATTATCGCTTAGATCTATATCACAAATAGTAATTTCTTGTTCGCCACTGAGTTGTACAACTGTACCTGGCTCATAGGCGGCGTCAGCTGAATAATTTTCTGCCAAGTCAGCGTATAATGCGTTAACTGATACGCCTTGGAATCTATTAGAATATACAGTACCAAACCAATTAGATGCACTACCTAAGTTTTGGCTAGCTGAAATGTTAGCAGATGGTGTCATGCTACCTGTGATAACAATAGATCCAAAGCTACCTTGGCTAGCACTTACGTTGCCGCTTGTATTAATAAGGCCAGTTGAGTTAATCGCACCGTTTACGTTTGCTGTGCCAAACGTAGCCGTAGCACCCATAATATTACCAGTTACATTTAAGTAGTTTGTAAGACCAGTAACTCTAGTAATACCATTAATGGTCATGTCGTTAAATGTACCAGCTTGTGCTAATACGTTACCGCTACTATTAACCTGTGTAAATGTTGTTGCACCGCCAGTAGTTAATGTCAACACATCTAAGTTTACACCGTAAATTGTGTTGTATCTATTTGTGGCATTACCTAAATACGATACATTATTTGCTGTTGGTGTAATATTTCCAGAATGGTTTGTTGCTCCATTGACTGTTAATCCGTTAAAGATACCACCAGCAGACATGACATTGCCTGCTACGTTTAAGTAACTTGTACCTGTAATAGCACCTGTAACTGTTGCTCCGCTGCCTACTGTTAATGGGCCAGCTACTGCTACTGTGTTAGTAGATGCTTGTAGGGTTAATGCTGTAGTTGGGGTATTGCTTTGGTTTATATTAAATACAATATTTTTATTATTTGTGCTTTCTGCAAATACCGCTGTACCCGAGCTAGTAGTAATACTTAGATCACTACCTACAGTTAAGCCGCCGGCTGCACCAAATGCGTAATTGGTTGTTTGTGCAATATCACTACGCAAGAATTGGCTAGCTGATAGTCCACCCAATGTACTTGCTCCTGTTGTAGCACCTGTGAATTGTGCACCTGATAGTGTACTTTGACTGATTAAGTTCATACCCGGAATAATTGTACTAAATCCAGGTATTGCTGTTTGTGGTGTAAAGGTAGCATCTTTGCTTAAGATAGCAATAATACTATTCGACACATAGAACATAGTTACTACGTGTGGGTTGCCGCCAGTATCGTTGATGCTTTGTGTAACTGGGCCTGATGTACCAGATGTTGCTGTGTATGTAGGACCAATCGTGATCCAAGCACTACCTGACCATATTTTTAATTGTGCGTTAGTTGTGTCCCACCAGATATCACCGGTAACTGAAATGCTAGCACTAGGTGCGGTACCTTGGGAAATTGAACTTGAAATAGGTTTCCAAACGTTTGAAGCTGAGTTATATACTTTTAAGATATCATTTACATTATCGTACCATAGTTGACCTGTTAATGGTGCGCTTGGTGGTGTGCTATTACTAAAGTTCTCTAGTAAAGTAACATAGTTTTCGTTTAAGAAAATACCATAACCAGCATAGTTCTTACCAATAAGGGTAAGGCTTGTAGCTGTGGTATTAACTGTACCGTCTGCTACTGTAGCTACGGTTTTACCAGCTGTTGTAGTAACTGTATATGACATATTTGTAACCTATTTAATATTATATTATTTATCTTAGTTATTTAACTAGTCCTAGCAATGTTCCGCTATTCTCAAAATTAGTAAGTGAGCTACCACTTAAATAATAACCCTGTCCTGCACTTACGATGGCATTTGCTGATCCACCAATGATAGAGCCAGTGTTGTTAATGGTTAATGAATTTACAGTCGATATAGCATTGCCGCCCGGCCATCCTGTATTACCTGTAGCACCCCGAATAGTGCCTTGGTTAACCAAATAAATTCTACTACCTGCTGGAAATCCGCTTACGCTAAAACTAGCAACGTTAGCGTTAACACTAGTAACCCATACCCCAGCAGCTACTGTGACCTTTATGTTAATAGGTTCAGTAGGACTACCCATAATCGAATACAAGTTTGCATTAGTAACATTAGACGAAATTACAGCGGTATTATGCAGAGTATGCCAAGAGCCATTTGAATAAATGCTTACTGACTTTGTTTCAGTCCAAGCATTGGCATTCCAAACATACATTGCTTTTGGTGTTTTCCATTGGTAATTATCATAAACATTGATTGTCATAGATTAAACTTGGTACCAAATGTCACCTTGATTAGCTGCGCCAGTTGGTGCACTTGTACTGATAATTTTTGCACCTTGTGAATTTTGGCCAGCTGTTTGTGTATAACTTGCCACGTATGTTTGCGTAGCAACCACATTACCAGCAATTATTATAGATCCGTTAACCGTTGCATTGCCTATTGTAGCCGCACTAGCAACCACATTACCGACTAACGTACCATTAAAGTTTGTAGCATAGACATTATTAAATGCCGTTGCACTGGCGCCAATGTCAATTGTTCCATTAGCATTTGGCACAATCTTATTTTGTAATGTTGTTATATTAACCAACGTAGTTGCACCACTTAATGTAGTAGTACCAGCAACATTAAACGAGCCACTTGCTGTTAGATTATTATCTATAGTAACGCTACCATCAGAGCCACTAATACCTATAGATCTAGTAGGAGTAACGCCAACATTGGAATAGATATTTAAATTGTATCCATTCACTAAACTAGTAACTCTTACTTCATTATTACTACTAAATTGAGATAGACCCAGTGATGAGCCGACTATTAAATTACCAACACCTAATTGGTATGGGGTATTTGTATTTTGATCTGCACGTAGAAATTGGCTAGCCGTAACACCATTTAATGCTAGAGCGTTGCTTACATCGCCTGTAAATTGTGATCCAGGTACAGCTGATGAACTAACTAAATTAAGGCCAGGATTAATTATAGTAAATCCGTTGATAGAAGTTTGTGGAGTAAACGCACTAACGTCACTCCAAATACCCATTACAATGTTTTGAATGTATATGAATACACATACGTGTGGGTTACCACTACTATCTTTAACTGATTGAACTACCGCACCAGATGTAATACCACCTGTGGTTGCGTTAGGTGGACCAATTAATTGCCAACCATTATTATAAGCATGTAGTTGATTGTTAATAGTATCAAACCATAGGTCACCTTGGCTTGATGTTGAGTTACTAGGTTGTGAATCTTGTGCCAGTGAACTGCTAATTGGTTTCCAAACACCACCATTTAGATTTGAGTTCCAAACTTTTAATGTGTTTACACTAGTGTCATACCAAATTTGACCTGTAAGTTTTTGTCCCGGTGCTGTACCATTGGCAAAATTTTCTAATAGATGTACAAAGTTTTCATTAAGAAACGCACCATATCCTGCGTAGTCTCTACCAATAAGTGTTAGAGCTGTAGACGTAGTGTTAATTGTTGCGTCTTGTACAGTTGCTACTTGAGCACCTGATGTAGTCGTTATTGAGTATGCCATTCTTTTACCTTACTTTAATTAGTATATTGGAACCAGATGTCACCATCATTAGATCCAACATCGTTTACACCTGGGTTAGGCGCATCAGTACTTACCCACTTAGCACTACCGCCCCACCAGTTTGTAGCTGATTTAACATATTGTGTAGTAGCCACTGTGCTATCACCAGAACCATTATAAGTTTGGCTTTGTGTTGTTGCGGTTGCTCCGCTAGCTAATACTACACCACTTGAGGTAGCTGTCAATACAGTTGTACCGTCAAGTACTAGGTTAGCACTGCCTACGCCAGTATCGTTGATCCACATCCAACTATTTTGTTGATAAATTTTGTATGGGAATAAACCTGAATTATTAACAACAAATGCCGTTGTAGCAACCATAGAGTTAGCTGTACCTACTGGCGCTGTTGGTGCTGTAGGTGAACCGTATAATATAGTGTCGTTAAATTTGCTTATCACATAACCTTGCATACCGACATTGGCTTGGTATACAAATCCTGTTGTAGCAACATTGGCACTATTATCACCAACTAATGGCGTTGGTGCTTGTGGTGTTCCAGTAAAGGTTGGGCTAGCAATATTTGCTCTCAGTGAAGTCTGTTGGCTTTGAATAGTGTTAGCAAAATCAACGTAACCTTTTAATGCCAAATTTGCACCTTGCACAAATGCTGTAGTAGCAATAGTTGTGCTGTTATCGCCTGCTGTAGGTGTTGGTGCTGCTGGTGTGCCTGTTAGTGTTGGGCTTGCTATATTTGCTTTTAATACAATGTTACCGTCAACATATTGTTTAGTAGTAACACCCATTAGTCCAATTGGGTCTGAGTTAACATATACATAGCCATCGTAACCGTTAACCCATAATGATTTTTCTTGGCCGTTTAATGTCGAGTTTACATGGAAACTTACATTACCGCCTAGATATGTATTGTACAATCTACCAGTGCCGCTACTAGTAACGTTAGCCACTAGTGTACCAAGAGTACCGAGAGTAACACCTGCATTACTTTGTAAAGTTAAACTACCTGTACCGATATTGTTTTGATAGTTTGTAAAATAATTAGCCGCTGGTTGGCCGCCTAGGTAACTAGAGTTGTTAGCTGTACCCCAGATATAACCCTGTGTCCCAGAACTAGACATATTATAACCAACTTGTAGTTGGCCGCTGAATCCTGTAATGCTGACATTTGGAGTAAATTGATTTTGGCTGATAATTGCTGTACGATTACCATCTAAGTACAATGATACAACATCATGCCACACAGTACCGTCTGAAAGTTGTTCGGTAATTGCACCACTCTTACCTGATACATAGCTATAACCTGGACCTACTAGAGTCCACCCCAATGTAGCATCGTAGCAATATAATTGTTTGTTTTGGCTATCCCACCAGAAGTCGCCAGCAATTGTTGTACTAGGTATTGATGTAGGCGGTGCTACTGTAGCAGCGCCAATGTTTTTCCAGATACTACCTGTGTATACTTTACATACATTATTACCACTATCGTACCAAATTTGTCCTTGTAATGGACTAGCAGGGCTTACATTGTTACTAAAATTAACAAGCAAGGCCACTAAGTCAGTAGCTATGATCTGCCCATATCCACTATAGTTACGACCAACTAACGTTAAACTCGATGCGGTGTTATCTATAGTTCCATCTAAGATTGTTGTTAGTAATGATCCGTTTGGTAAATTAATTATGTACGACATTTTATTATCCTAATTATGCTGTCAAGTTTGTTAACGTTTGAACTCTCACGGTGTAGTCAATTTGAATAAGTCTATTCAGTGCCTTTTGCACTGGACTAAAAATTACATGTGTTAATAGTGGCAAGCCAGCTCCTAGACCGCTTGCACCTTGCACATAGCCAAATAAACCTAGTTCATCAAATACAAAATCACCATTTAATGATTGGCTGTTATCAAATACAGCCTGACCACTCGGCTCACCATAGTCTAATAGACAACTAACTACAATGTCAGTATATTTTAAACCAGGAGTATGGTTTACAACCATCTTATTATTAACTGGATCTTGGTTAGCTGCATTTGTGTCATCTACAATTTTCCAATATGTTGGACTATATAGATCAGCATTAGCTACGTTAGTATTTGTAGGCAAGTATGTAATAACACCAGTAGGGTCAACGGTAGTGCCGCCGTTACCAAAGTGCATTTCTGTAATAAAATTAGTACCTTTATTAGCGACATTTTGTGCCAGAGCAATACTAAAATTTTCATAATGGATAGCATTACACTTATCAACATATACTTCCATGCTGATAGGGTCAAATATCTTTAAAAAACCTTTAATGCTTAAATTCGTCATCGACATCATATCTTATGCTCTTCCATTTACAAATTCTTCTTTAGTCTCAGGGTCAAATATTTTGATATATCCTTGAACATAAACTCCACCCCTTTCATCAGGTTGCTTTTGAGGTTGCGGATTTACTTGTTGTTCTTGTTTATTTTCATCCATATTCTTATTTATCTTATCCATAATCTACAACTATTAAACTACAGTATTGGCCATGCTTTCATGAACTGTGCAGCAGCTGTTGTTGATGCAGCTAATCCTTTACCATCTGTGGCTATACCTATGCCTGGATTATATAGAACGTTAGCGTAGTTCATTAGTGTACCGTAACTTGTATTAGGCAATTCTTGACTAGCACTAGCATCTACTACACTAGTACCGACCGGGTACAATACATTTGCCCCTGTACCTTGTGTGCCTCGACGTAGTTGACTTAATACATTTGTGCCTGGTAGGTATGAAATATTAGCTGAGTTTACATTTGTCCAGGTTGTAGCATCAACATTACCAGTAACAATATAGTTATTACCTGCATGACTAATTGCTGTACCGTTGGCATAAACTGTATTTGCTGACCATGCTACAGGGGTGTATATTGTTTTTTGGTAGTATGTAATACGTTCGCCATTGATAAACACTATACCAGGAACAGCATACAGTGGGCTAGGATCAGTTAGTCTAGTAGCATCAGCAACATAGATATTAGCATCTGTAATACTTAAACTAGTTGCCAGTGATGTTGTATTAGCTGTTGAAATTTTCAAGTATGCTGGTTTATTGATCATATTATCAAAAATACGATAAGCAATAATGCCATTACCACCATTAATTCTAGTGTAAACACGCATGTCTAATGTGTCAAATGTAATACCAGGGATCAACTCTTCTGGAGCATGACTGTGATATGTATCAACAAACTCGCCACCCGAAGTGGTAATATCTTCTGGTCGTGTGCCTAGCGCAAGGTCAGTGAAGTCACTGGTCAACACTTGATCATAAGTATTGATTGATAGTAAACCAACGCCATCTTTATTAAATTGTACTGGATCGAATGCTGCAATATCATAGTTACGACCAAATAGCGGACTTAATTTGAATGATGCACCTTGCGTTAATGCACCTGGATATGTTACACCTGGTATTAGTTGCTCTAAGCTGTCGTAACGAGCATAGATTGTTGTATCAGTAGCCAATGTTACATTAGTGGTTAGAGTAACTTGACTTACTTTGATTGGAATGCCACCAAAGCTAATATTAGCCAATGTAACATTGCCGTTGATTGTGTCAGTTAAATTAACACTATTTGTAGTATAGTTGATGCTGACGATAGTAGCATCAAACCCAATATTAGCACCAGTTACATATTGACCAACTTGTAGATTAGACATGTTACTGATGTTTTCAATTGCTGTACTACCATTACGTAGATTACCATAGAAGTGACCTAAACTATTAACCTGTAAGGTAATATTACCTAATATGCCTGTTACATAACCTGATGTAACACCGCTTTCGCTAATATACATATTCTTGGTAAGACTAGCAGAATTGTAGACATAGATAGTATTAGTATTTGAAGCTGCATTAGCTACAGTTACCGCGGTTTGTACGCTGTCTACTACTGGCATAGTATTAGCAGGTTCATAATAACCAACAATACGATCATTGGCATTACTAAAGTAACTAGTTGGACATACTGTATAATCACTAGGTATAAATTGCGATGTAGTAGTAATGTTTGCATTTACAAAGTATGCTTTACGTATCATTACATTACCATCTTGCATTGCGTATGTAATAATATCGCCACTGGTTACACGACCGTTGGCATCAAAACTAGTTTGTGTGTAGGTAGTGTTAGCTGACCATACTTTAACATTGCTGGTATATGTAGTACGGTCAAATTTAAGAGTACTATCAAATGAGCGCACTACCGGATTCTTCATTACAGCATAGGCTTTTGCCTGGGTACCCGAGTTAATACCTGCGTAGCCAAAGCTAATTGCATTGCTTGTAAATGTGGTAATGTTAGCCGACGACATAGTAATTTGACTATTCGCAGCATCGACAGCTATAATTACAGTGTCTGATGCAAACACAGCATTTGCACTCATACCCATGAACAAACCAGCAGTTGAATTTACAGTATAAGTTAATGATGTTAAGTTAGCATTACCACCAATAACTGTGATGTTTCCGACTACAGCACCATTTATTGTCACTGTTGGTGTTGCTGTATATCCTTGTCCACTGTTAGTAACTGTAATTGCTGTAATACTACCTGTGCTACCATTTATAGTTGCCGTGGCTGCTGCACCGTTGCCATTGCCATCTATACTGGTAATAGTAACCACTGGAGGTAGAATATATCCTGTGCCAGCATTTTCAATTCTGATGCTATCAAGTACAAGAGCACGGTTATTGTACCATTGGTTATACGGCCATGATGTCCATAGGTTTGAATCTGCATTAGTATAAGGTGCTTCGCCGCTTGGACTACGGAATATTGGTGTAGTACCTGTAGTATCATAGTAAGCAGGCAAATCAAAGTCAGTAATATCACCACCAAATGTATCATCGCCTGTGTAGTTCAATAAATATTCACGAATCTTAGTACGATATGGTTTAACTTCATCAATATAGTCTTGATAATATGTTTGATTGTCAACAACGTAACTTGGGAATTGACTTAGTGTACGCAATTGATGTGTAATACTAATGAAACTAGATTTAAATAGCCAATCTACATACACTTGTTCTGTTAATAAGTAGTTGATTAATACAAAGAATAAATTGTTAAATTCACCTTGTAGGGTATTTTTAAAGATATCGTTATATAAGGCTGTTACAATAGCACGTAGTTCATTGTTAGGGTTTTGATCATAACGATTACTGTCAAAGTCTTGATTACCAAATCCTAAGCCGTTATCTACATAATCACCTAATGTAGTATCTAGTTGTAGTGTACCATTTTGGATACCTACTACACTTAATGTACCGTCACTATTAGCTACAACTAATTGCCATGTATTGTTACCTGTGGCATTTTTAATATAAATTACAATACCTGCTGCCGCTTGTAATGCAAGAGCATCAACTGTAGTTTCTACACTAAAGTCTGGTCTAGTTGTTGCACTATATCCGCTAGCATACCAATCAGCATAGTTCCAGTAGATACTAGTCTTGTAACTTTGTACTCGTTCAATTAACCATGTTTTATCTGCGGTTAGACTATACAATACCCATAGTCCATCTTGTGTAGTATCGCTGTGGACCAGCACTAGATATCCAGGAGCAAGTGCTGTCGTATCAATGTATGACAATTCAACTTCTGTTGCTACCGCTTGATTATATTCGCCGCGTTTAAAGCTAGGTTCTGCTTCTTGAGCATTTAAATCTCCTAGACTAAATTGCTCAGCTATAGGATTAGCAGCAAATATACTGTTAACAAATTCTACTAACTGATTAACAGCGGCCAATCTATCAACAAACATACTTTGACGTGGACGAATATCAATACCGTAACGATCAGCTAAACTTAGTGCTGGATCCGGAACTGTAGATCCTTGTTGATCAATACCAGCTAGACTGTCAATTAATTTATTAACCAGTTTAGTTGGAATAGGATCATTGGGATTACCTTTTTGTAACAATTCATATTCACTGTGAATCATATCAGTGTTAATTACTAACTGATGATCTAAGTGCATGATTGTATTATCGGCACTTAGGTAATCAGCAACATTGTAGAATGCAATAGCGTCACTCTTGATCATTGCCGCATAAGCAATACCCTGTGATCCTGGGTTAGCTATATAATCTGCAACCGCTTGCACAGGTAGTGAACGATTTAATAATGTTGCATCTAAGTGTGTATCACCATATATCCAGAAATAGTAAACATTACTGATGATGCCAGTAGTTTGATCTACACGAATTATTTCCACGTATGCACTGTCATCTGCATTTTTAGGAGTGCCGTGGGCAGAGCCATATGTGTTAATGTATTGGCTTGGTGGTACTGAACTTTCAATCCACTCATAGACATTAATTGAGCTACCTGCAAATAATTCTCCCCAATGTAGACTACGATATGTCAAGGTATCTTGTTCATAATCAACAAAGCGAACAGTGCTTAGATCCCACCATAGTTTGCCTACTTGGTCGGCGCCCCAGAATACATTAGTATTGATATCAGCTGTGGTGCTAAATCCATTGTTGTACACAGCAGGATCGTATTCAGTTTTAAATGAAATATTTTCTTCTGCTTGACCTAGGATACGCCCTTTAGCTGGATCAATAAATTCTAAATTGTCTAAAATTGTGCTAGTTTGACTATTATATAGATAAGCACGTGATACGCTATCTAAGTCAACTTTAGGTTGTTGGTATCTAATCAATCCCCAGCCACGTGCTAGTGTCGGATTACGGAATACATATACTGTGCCTGAGTTATTTGCGGCCCCAGTAACAGTTGCACCCGGTGCTGAAATAGTAATATATGTGCCTTCGATATCTAGGGCATATCCAAACTCTGCACCTGGCACTAGTGTACCTGGATCTAGTTGTTGGCAGAAACTATAGCGTCCCGGATGCTCTACAGCATTACGTGGATCATCGTATAGTTCGTAAATATAAACGCTACCACTACCTGGTATAGGGTCATGTAAACGAGTAGTTGCTGTGTCAAATATTGTTCCCTTCGTTGTGGTGTTTACGTCAAAGGTTGTAAATTCCTTAGTAGTTCCTCGCCCGCTGCCAATTACTAGCATATATGCGTTGCTAGCCAGTTTAATCTTACTACCAAAATATTCACCAGCTTGACCATATGGGTTAACAATAATCTGCATGTATGCAAATACACGTAAGTCAGCTGCTGAGTAGATACCAGCACTACCTGTTTGACGTATACCCGATAAAATGCGCAATTGATCTTTAACAATAGTAACATCTGAATTTAATCTTAAATAACCATTTTGATTTACAGCCGTAACACCTAAGATCTTGGCATTGTTAATGTTTGTAACTAGGTCATTTAATGACACTACACTAGAACTTGGTGTACTAATATTAGCGGCTGTGATTTCGAAGTTGTTCAGACGTATTGTATCACCTTTAGTAAATACTGGGTTTAAATGATAACCAGTGTTAGTACCGTATAGTCTGCCACGATTATGGAATTTCCATACAGCACCACTGTTATATTCAGTGCCGTTGTTCCAGTAAGGAGCACCTACATAAATCGCACAGTTGTTTGAACAGATAGTTAGTGTGGTACCGAATTGTGCATTAGCTTGGATAGCTTGCAAACCACCTTGTAGACTGTTAACACCAATTAATTGTTCTAGCACGTTAAATGTATTAACTTCAACAAATATTACATGGCCAACGTCTGGTGGGTTTGTAAATCTAATTTTATTAGTACCGACTACAGTATAGGCGGTTGTTTCAATATCATCAACTGTAACTTTGTGTACATTAGCAATAGGATTTTCTGTTTGATAATCTTGGCCGCCTGTACCAGGAACCGCATCAGTAACTGAATTAAATGCTTCAATCACACGATCATATACAAACACAGAACCTGCGCCAGATTGTAACACTCCGTTAGCATCTGCTACTGTATCCCCAGGGGCACCTACAGCAACTTGTGCGCCATCGAAGCTAGATGCTACAGCGTAACCAAATCGTGCCCATGTATTAGATGTGTTTAATTTTTGTACTAGAGCATAGTAAGGGCGTTGAGTAATTGTAATTGATGACGCTGAAATATTAGCTGTAAAGTTAACTCGTAAATTAGCATAGTCAAATGTATAATCTACATTAGGAATATAAGTGTTACTTACACTGGTAATTGATAAACTGTTAGCATCACCGCCCACAGTAGCATCAGGAGTAAATGCTGTAATATTAATACTATTAGTCACGGCATTACTTGCAAAGTTAAATGGATATACTGTATAAGCTGTTAAATTACCACTACTTAAAACACTAAGGTTAGCAAGTACAGTTAAGTTGCCTAGTATTACATTACCACTAGTACCCAAAGATGCCGCAACAAAGTTTGTAAGACTACTTACAACAATTTCTGAGCTAGATGTTACACTAACCACAGTTGCTCTTGCACCTGTGTTAGATTGAATAATAACATCGCCCGGCAGGGCTGTAACAGCACCACTTAGGTACATGGTATTTTTATTGTTAACACTGGTAATTTGGCGTTGTGTTTGAACATAACGTTTTAAACCGTAAGCATATACTGAATTATTACCAGGTGCACCTACATACATCCATTCACCGTCTTGGTTAAACGCTATGCTTGTACCAAATTGATCACCTGCTACGTTGCCTGAAATAATTTGACTAACATCAATCGAGTAACTGTTTAACAGTTTATTATATACATAAACTAATCCATTTCCAGACCAACTAGTAGGAGCACCAACAGCAATAGAAGAATCACCAATTGGAGTTGTTGCAATATCTACAGCATAACCAAATCCTGATGTATTAGATCCTAGAGGATTTAATGTTAGTGCTTCATTGAAGTTACCGCTATAATCACGTAGGAATGTACTTACTTGGCCTTGACCTGAATTGTGTCCTGGCGCACCACTAACAATGATCAATCCATCAGCCGACATTTTAACACTAGAACCAAATGCATCAGTATTAGCGTATTCGCTTAGGCCTTTTTTAACTTCTTGTTCTAGTGTCCACGGATGTTGTTTTTCATATACTTTCCATGTTCCGCTAGGTTGCGTGCCAAATGGCTGACCTTGCACAGGTGTAGTTGCAGCATCATTGTCGATCCAAATCTTATCGCCTACTTTCCAACCATTTGGCGGGCTTGTTAGCGCATAGATACGGCTATTTTCCATGTATGGGAAACGCATACTGTCCATGCGGAATAATAAACCACTACCAGTTTTAGTAGTTAGGTTTGCAATATCTGTAATCGATCCAGCATATTTTACTAATACTGTTGATGCTCCGTTTACTTGTAATACTTGATAGAATCCATCAAACAATGAATCAAAATTCTTAACCAAGAATATGTCATATTTGACAAATCCATGCGGTTTTTCAGTAGTATAAGTGATATATCCATTTAGGCTGTTTGTTACAGCGGTAATTAGATTATTGGTCTCAGTTACACGGTATACATTCCAATTTTGTGTAAAGTCTTTAGCTACCCAAATAAGATAACCACTACCCATATCAGCAATATTATTGTCTAGATCAACATAGTTAGTCAGATCAAAGATTTGTAAATCAATATCGTCAATGTTTACATAACCTGCTGTAGGAATGTCATTGTCATAATCGCTATCACTGGTTCTATTTAATGCTACGTTGGCAGAATATGCACCGTATGATTTAAACAACTGTGTATCATTGAATGTTGTAATTCCATCAGCTAGGTTATTATCTGCTGTATCTACAAAACTTGCTACACTCGGGTTTACGCCAAATGCTTTTTCATCTAACGGAATTTCTACAAATGGGTTACTAGTCAATGCGCCATACTCGCCAACACGCACCGCCCATTCTTCGTAAAGAGCAATATTACTTGTGATGTTATTGATAGTTGCTTTAGTAAACGCATCTACCGCATTTTTAGTACCTTTTTGTGCAATATAACCTTTGTAGAATTCAATTTGACTAGTTTCTGTTAGACCTAGATCAGCAAGATATTGACGTTCTCTAAAGCCAATAAGAGCGTGACTGTAAGCCAATTGGCTTTTGTTACGTATTGCAGCGTAGCTATCATAATATCCTTGACTTTCTACAGCAAGTGTGCTAAAATTAGGTAATAGGCCTTTTTGTATTTCATTTGAGCTCAATACTTGCCAATATTGGAACTGGAATGTAGTATTCGCAGGTACATCTTGCAAGGCTGTATAGTATTGGCTCTTGTATTGTACAAGATCCCCTTGTAAGTAGTCTTTACCTTGATACCAATCAGACACTTGACCATTGTTATATATAAACCCTTCTGGACTCAAACTACCATTCCAGTTAGCTGTGCGTTGGCCGATTAGTTTTAAACGGAATTGACGGTTACCGCTTTCTGGTTGATAGATAACATCATTAAACACTGTGGTATTATCAAATATCAATGAGTGTTCATACTGAACCAATGATACTTTTACATAACCAATAACACTAGCAGGATCCTGTAGTTGTACATTGAATTCTGTAGGTGTTCTGTATACAGTATATTTGTTATTTTTAACTAAGTTAAAGTTTTGGTCAACAACACGACTACCGTATTGGCTGTCTTCAATACCTTCTGTTATGCTACCGCTGGTAATAGCATTTAGGCTATTTGAAACAGGACTTACTACCAAAATACTGCCCGGTTTCCAACCTTGTTGTGCCCAGTATAAGAATTCTTTACTGCTCAATCTCCAATCTTTAATTTCACTTAGTTGAGGATCTACATCAGTGAATGTCCAACCCTGTGACATTAGATAACGTTCATAGCTGATCATAAAGTCAACTACTTGTTGTTGTGTAGTAAATTCGTAACCGTACGGCACATTCATTAGTACATTTTGATAGTCTTTGTAGATTGTTGCGGTACTGTTTAATACTTTAATCTGACTAGCATTGTTATTCACAACACTAGGAATAATTGTAAAGTAACTATTAAACAGGTCGTAGCCACGAACTGTGTAGCCGTTGGTTGTTTTTTCAATGATCACCGCACTGTAAACAATTTCATCTATAGGTACAGGTTTCTCATTTAGGTATACTGTGTAATTTTCGTTAGGTATAAGAATGCTATCGTTAGTACTTGTTGGACTAACTTGTTCAGCAAGGACTTCTAGATAATTTTGATCAGTAAAACCACTTACTTTGTAAGTTAAATTGACTTGGAAATCTTGTATTAAAGACAACAAATATGTAGAAGGAGTTACACCTTGATTGATTAAATAATTGGCAATCCAGTTAATATACCCAGCACCACGATAGGTAGTACCTGATGTAGTATCACCATTAAAATCAATAGCCGATTGTGTTATTGGTTGATTTGTAGTAGCTTCTAGATATTGTGTAACTTCTGTGGTAATACCTTCTAAACTAGTTGTATATGTATACAAGGCATTTAGTGGAGAGTATGTGGTTACATCGATTAGTGTACCAAAATACTTAGCTGGTTTTGCTAATGCCAATGCCTGCTGAACAGCATAAGGGAAGTCACTACTCATACGCCAAGCAAATTCTACAGGACCTTGTTGTCCTACCGCCCATGCTGCACCAGAACGTTTACTATTAAATGTTTGGCAAAGTATTTGTGCCGGGCTTAGTAAATTGCCGTTAGCATCCACAGGAATTACTGATGATAGTCCGGGGCGAGCATAGTGTAGGTCAATTCCTTGACGAGCACCATAACGAATATTTCCTGCTTCTAAGTCATCCCATAGAACAGTATTACCACCAGTGTATGGTGCCGGACCATAGAAACCTTCCCACCAATTTGGCATACTTGTAAAGCCCAGCATTTCCCATGGTGTTAGATGTGGACGATATGTGTCATAGAAATATTGGTAACAGGCACGCCAACTACCTGGTAGTAATTCATTGCTGATACGATCATGACTTGTCGCATAGTTCCATGTAAATGGATCATTGGAATTAAATGTATTGTTTGTACTATAGTCAAGTTTGTTATTGCCTATCCAAGTTAAGAAACTCTTACTCAGAATTTGATCTAGTTCAGCCAGAGTATAATCACTTGATCTAAATTTACCCGGTATTACAGCAAAAATATCGCTGAATGTTGTATTTGCAGGTAACTTGATATTATTATAGATACGTAGTTCCAATTCTAATAAGAATTGATCACGGTAGTCACCGAAGCTAGGTGTAACACTACCATCGTGTCCACGGATAACTGTAGTTGGTGTTCTATATGTGTCATCTAAAAATATTTCTGGAATATAGCTTGGCCATAAACCTAGTTTAGTAGGAGTCTCTGGTATATAATTACCATCAGTATTGCTATATTCAACAATCTTAATAATGTCGCCAACATTTAATGTTACATTAAAATTAATACTCGGAGTATCTGTACTAAAACTATAATCTACTCCGTTGACTAACTGTTGATTATTTTGATAAACTAGTACAGCTTGATTGCTTAATTGTGTATCGTTAAAAATAGCTGTAATTTCATAATTAGTTTTTAATGGATCAAATATTTCAAATCCATCAACATTGCCAATTTGGCCTACAATATTTTTTAGTGGACCGTAAGGTACCATATCACTATAGTACCAAGGGAATGATTTATTTTTAACTTGATTTATTTTTGTTAAAATTGTATCAACACTAGTCACTGGATCTGTAGGATCGATACCTTCAAGACTTATACTTAATTCTAAGAACTTGTTTTTAAATTTAGTATATTCTTGTTGAGCATAGCGAACACTGTTGATAAAGTTAGCTTGGTCGTCAATTAAGAATAAACTAGCATAAGGAGTAGGAGCACTATGTTTAAGAATAGTACCTCCTTGCTGTTTAATATCAACATCACGTAGATTACTTTGTGCTAATACATCACCAGTAACGATAGTACTGTTCTGTGCCAGTCCTACTAGGTGATTACGCAATTGGCCTAGGGTCAACATATCGATGTCAACGTTTTGCGCATTTAAGTCTAGATTTTGTGGTACTTGGTAAAATGCTGTTTTACTAACTTCATCGCTATATACTAAAATATCAATTTGATCATTAGTAGACAGTGTAGACGATATAGTAACGGCGTTATTTGCCAATGACCAATTAGACGGAGTCACATAAGCAAAGTTTCGGAAAACTTTAACATACGGAATACTTTGTTCACCGCTTGCTGGAGCAATATCAATTGCAAATGGATTATTGGTTCCATTATACACATAACTGAATAATTGATATTGTTTACTTTGCTCAGGTACTGTTAACCAAGTATTTTTTGGTACCAATGTTTGATTATCTAGAATCTTTTGAATATATCCAACATTAACATTCTCTGTAATAATTTTTCCAGCATCGTTAAAGTAACTGAAGGTATCAGTATTAAAGAAGTTTTGGAAATTAATATCACCTTGAGTGGCGAAGTTTTTATAACTTAAATAGAAATCAGTAATAGAATTACCATTAGCATCAAGAATAGGTGCTACTGGACCTCTACTTAATACTATATCTGCTGTTCCTGTAGTTACACGATTGTATCCAAATATTTGTGTACCAACAAATGTGCTACGTGTATATTGACTTAGGCTCTTACCCTCAACTATATTACCTGTGGTTAAATCTATAGTACTGTCTAATACATCAAATAACGGCGGTTGTTGTAGATATGTTTTTTGTTGACTCGAATTCCAATTAATACCATCATACCACCATTGGCTACCTTTATGTATGCCAAGATTAACTACGGTAGTATCATAAGCACTTACGTCACCATCATCTGCTTTGGTAAGTTGAATGTAATATGTGCCTGTTGGTTGTTGGAATTGATCAACACTATATTGTACTAGTGTTAATAGATATATTTTATTTTTAACAAGTGGATCGTTATCTGCACCAAAAATAACACGTAAGCCGTTTGGATATAATGGATTTCCGTTGCTGTCAAATAGGTCTATACCAAATACATTAGTATAAGATTGCCCTTGTAATTGTGTAAATGCGTCCTGGATAGTAGTATCTAAAATGTCAATAGGCAATTTAGCAATACGTCCAGCATTAAACAATTGCAAATCAACTTCAAATTGTACAATAGGGCGTTGACCGCGTATACCATTTGAAAATGTAGGTACAGTGCCATTATAGGCCGCTGTAGCTGTAATTACATCTATATGGAACCAACGATTATTACGTGACCATGCGTTACGATCTTTACTAGCACGGTTAATTGTAATATAGTCAGGGAAATATTCACCTGGGTAATTGATAGCTATTTCGTCATTGTATAATTCAGGTGTTACTAGTTCATCCACTTTTACTAGTTGAATACCTTCATTTTGATCACCCACTTGTTCTACATAGAACTGAGAATTTTGATAGTATGCAGGAGTTACGTCGTCACCAAATTGTACTTTAAGACCTGTGGTAAATTCAACTCCATTAGGACTTGTATAATTTTGTTGGCCAATAATGTCATTTTCAACGTCAATCGTCCAACCGGAATAGTCTACGAGTTTAATCGGAGAGTAGATTTCAGCAAGACTACCATCTTGAATCCATAGTTGACTAATAGGTGCTGTGATCAACGGTGATTCATAAAAGAATCCATCATAGTCTTTATAGAATTTTTTATTAGCATTTACTAGACCAATCTTAATATATACTTGTTCATTTACATTTACAGTTTGTGTGTGAACTAATTTTAATAGTGGATCACCTTTAGATATGCTTACTACCATAGTGCTTGGTAAAATTTCAGTGTAAGATGCTGTAACAGCCATAATACCAGTGTCAGTAGTTAACGCAAATACACTACCTCCAGATGTTGCACTGATAGTAAATGTTCGTTGATCAATTACCTGACTAATATAATAAGTAGTGCCTGATACAATTCCGCCGGTAGCAGGATTGCCTACAAATACCACAGGCATTTTAGCTTCTAATCCAACTGTTGATGTTACTGTGATATAATTTGTTCCTGATTGTGTTGCTGACAATGATGTTACTACATCAGTACGTTTAACTGTGGCATTAGCTGGTACGTCTACACTGCTAGGAATATAAACATATTGTTGTCCAGCTACAGCATCATATGATAATACAGTTACATTACCACCTACAGTTAGACTTGAGCCTGCGGCAACATCGGCCGCAATAGGCGTATCTAGACGTAATTTTTGACCCAGATCAACATAAACCACACGCCATACATTATATCGTTGTGCATTAGGGATAACTATTCCGGCATCATATCCTGGAATTACATCACCATCATCATCTACTACAGTAGGATTAGTCCACGCGGCTTCACCGACATTAGACCATGAGCTTACATCAACAAAGATTGTGTATTTGCCATTTAATTGTCCTGTGATGCCACCGTATTGTGGATACGCGGCTAGGAACTGGCTAAGCGTTTTGTTTGATAATTGAGTGTATGGGATAGGAGTAGCATAATCTGCATTGAAAACAGTCTGCATGTTTACCCAACGATCTTGCCCTGTAATTTGTGGTACGTTAAATGTAATAGTGCCTACGTCTGTACCATTGTTGGTTACACCATATATGTTACGTGAGCTTAGTGTCGGTGTAGCACTTATTACACCATCTATACCTGTTTCTGTTTGTATCCAGAATGGTACACCTGGTTGATCTACAACAAATTGATAAGAACCTCCGCGTGCAAGTGTAATACTATTATCAACTACACCGTTAGTAGTATAGACATAACGACCGTTTGCTGCATCACGTGTTACAGTGTATGTTTCTGTTAATTGAACTCCAGTCGTGCTTACCCCCACTGGATCAGGACCATTAGGTATCCAATAGTATTGACTAAAGTTGATTAATTTATCAAAACTAATCTTAGGATCAAATGAATAGTATTCTTGTTGGAACAAGCGACTATGATCATTAGTTAATCCACCATAATAACCAATCTTGTCTAGTAGGTCTACATAATCTGCAACAAAGGTAACATCGTTTTGATTATTGCGAATTACCACCGCAGGTTCTAATTGATAGTCTTGTCTAGTAGTGTTATTTTCAATAACATAACTATCACCTGACCTATAAGTAGGAGCAAATTTACGACCAATATATCCATACAGCGTTTCTAAATTAGGTTCAGTTACTAACTGATCCATCGTAGCGGCTAGGAATTTCTTATTCGTATCGCTTTGAAATACTGTAGGTAAAAATTTATAGGTTTTTCTTGTTGCCATTATGGTTCCGTTTTTCTATTAAGCTACTATTACTGTACCAGTTTGATTTATTTGTGCTGCTGTAATTGCTGTGATAATTTGTACATTATCAACTGTGGCTGCACTTGTAATAACTTCATTGATATTAGCATTTACCTGTAACAAACTGCCAAATACTTCTGCTTGGTTAGCTGGAACAAGGATAATACTTGAAACGTTTGGAGCTAATTGAACATGCAAATAACTTGCTAATTCACTGAAGTAGAATGTTTCACCAAAGTCCCAATTTGCTACATCAAAATAACTATTGATTGCAGCAATCAAACTTGTTTTAACTTCATTATCACTAATAACTACATTAGGATTCTTAACTACTTTAAATGTTGCTTGTAGTGTTGGGTCTGCTTTGGCACCGAACAAGGGTTTAAATGCCGCAGGATTGTAAATGATAGTATCACTGATGGCCTTATAGTTATCTAGTGTGCTATAATCTGATTCTAATTCTTCGCTAGTGGGTGCAATTGGTTGTGTAACTTGACCCGATGTATCTTGTATCCAAGCTAGATAATCTGCCGTATATTGTTGTGTTAATACATATAAGTCAATAATATTATTAGGACTGGGATCGATACGTCTATTATTTGGACTGTTATGACGATATTGGAAGTACAGGTCTTGACGACCTAATTTAGCTGTATAACCAGTAACTTCAGAAACAGTATAAACAGCACCACTTACACTTAATTGATAGAATGTATCAATTGCCGGAATATAGAACAATTGTCCATTTTGATATAGTGTTTTAGCCTGTTCAATAGCACGCAATGTAGAGTACATCGAAATAACTGTAGCGTTGTCTACAGGAGTTTGAACTGTAAAGTTATCATACCCCACAGTTTCTTGGAAATACACATATTTGTCAATGGTGTTTACACTTGGATTAACAATAAGATCAAATAATTCAGGATTATCTGGAATACCGTCATTGTTATTATCACTAAATGTCACGGAAATTTTATTAATATCTACATAACCATCAACTTCAGTAATGGCCTTATTAATATACCAAGTATAGTCCAGAGCCAATGGATTATTGTCATCTGGATTACTATTAACTTTTAATACTTTAACTTGGTCGTGAACTGTTAGTCCTGTCTTAGAGTCGTAAATCTTAGTTGTGCCGTCATAATAAAAATTAGTTTCTTGGACACTTTCAAAAATATAGCTTAACCCACGATATAGTACTGTATAAGTTTTACCTACTGTCTGGAATGCAATAATCCAGCTGCTGTCTAATGCTTGCCCACTAGTATCGCCTGCATAAGTTAAGTCAAACTCACCGTTTAAATTTAAATTGCCTGGCAGAATAATAGTCCAAGCACCTGTTGATGTATCATAACGTAGACCGAAGTTAGCATAGGCCTGTATGTAACCTACCATTGATTGTACTAAGGTATTAGAAAAGTTGTTATTAAATACAGCAAATACTTTGTCACCAATGATTGTTTGCGCTGATCCGTTAAGCCCTGTTGCTGGAATAACTTGGTTAATAGTTACAGGTCCTGCACCACTAGCAAGGTTACCTTGACCACTATTAGTACCATCAGCATCAACCAATTCGATAGCTGCGTAGATATAATATTTGTCACCCGGTTTGCTTGGTGTTCCTGTTTGAACATAATTTTGACTGTTAAAGTAGTTTCCTGGACCTGCACTAAGTCTAACAATACTACCTTGTTGAATATATTTGTTACTGTTAGCAACATAGTTGCCGATTTGTAAAATATTTCCGTTTACGTCAACAAAGTAACCTGTGCTACCATTAGCAATAGTTGTCGATGTATGCCAATAGATGTTAGTTAATGTAATCAGTGGATAGTCAGCATAGAACAATTGAAGTGTTTCTGATGCCTGCGCTATATGAGCAACTTGATCGTAGATAACACGATAAATGTCATTTGATGTATAATAATCAAAGCTGAATGTGCTGGTAAAATTATCACGATACAATATGCCATCTTCAGCAAAAATATTAGTACTAGAATATTTGCCTGTTACGTCAATAACATCAAGATAACGACTAATACCAGAACTAGTACGGTTAACAGCTTTTACTTTTAAAATGTTTGAGAATAGCGTATAAGGTAAGATGTTGTAGTCTTCACCTGTGATCATACGATTCTGTGTATAGAATTGTTGCGGCGCTTTTTGTCTAATCTCGTCCAGACTTTCACGTGTAGTTGCATTAGCAATTGTATACTGTAGACTAGCTGTAATGTTTAATACTTCTACACGACCTGATTGACTTAGGTAGTTAAGTGACATAACCACACCTTGCATTTCGTCAGGTGTAATTTTGTATTGTAGACCGTTTGATATTCTATAGTATAAACGGAAATTACCTTGTGGAATGGTCGCAAATGCGCCGTCACCGAATACTAGATCAATTTGATCACTAGCACGTGTATTAACTTGATAAATGTCACGTGTTGAACTATTATTATAGATAACATTAGTGTTAGCCACAGCAGGAGTTTGTGTCCACATCTCACCCAATGTGCCATCACTGTTTACCATATAAAGCCAAATATCACTATTGTTGATATTATTAGCGTTGATACTATAGGTGCGATTTGGAATACTTTCTGCAAAATTAAAGTCTTGACTTTGTAGTGTACCTTGTACAAAGTATAAGAAATAGCCTGTGTTGTTGCTACCATTACCTAGACCGTCATTTTTATATAGGAAATTAAATGGTGCACTTATAAATGGTGCTGCCTCATAAACATAATTTTGGCCTGTAGTGGTTGGGCTTACAAATTCAAAATCCATGCTGGTACCACCAACTGTAGATTTAAATGGATAGATAGCTAGTCTACTAGGAATATAATTTATGTTATATTCTTCTGTAGTTACTCCAGCAATAATTTGACTACTAGCTGGTTTACCAATTACTTGATTGCTTTGTAGTGCCGCATTTAATACGATAGTAAATTGTTCTAACCAATTACTGTTAGCACTATCGGCCCAATTGATAATTAGATTGCTTAGATTAATCCCGTTGCTATCATATACTGTTTCTGTAGTTGACACACTGTCAAATTTTAAATAGCCTTTGCTGTTAATATTACGTTTAGGATTATATGAGATCAGACGTGCTAATTTTAAGATACTGTCACGACGTTGTGCTGTATCGATAAAGTTTTCACGAGCATTTAAATCGCCGCGGAAGGCTAATGATTGTCCTAAGAAGGAAATCATATCAATTAGCGCAATAAATTCAGAACTTTCAATGTAATCGTTAAAATCTTCAGGATAGTATAATTGAAGATAACTGATCATCGAAGCACGTAGCGTTTCATAGTCGTAACTTTGAAAGTCTGCGTTGCGGAACGTTTGATATAGTTTAGTCCAGTCTTCTGCGACTAATAAACTAGTCTGTCTCGTTGTGGTTGCCATACTTTATTCCTAATATAATGTATTTATCTTAGAAATAAACAGCGTAGTTAATTACATCACGGATAGTTTCTGTGTTGTGCCGTTAAAATTAAGCAGCATAGTGTTGACTTGATTGGTTAAAACGTAGCGTAATTGTAGTTCTATTTGTATGCCCTGATCATATTCTGTAACAATAATGTTATCAAAGCTCACACGAGGATCATAGCCAGCAACGGCTGTGATATCTGTGATAATTACACTTTTTAGATCTTCAGTGAATGGCTCATATAGTACATTCCATATAATCGTACCAAAGTTAGGATTCATTAATTTCTCACCTTTACGAATGTTAAAGTGGTTAATAATATCCTGTTTGATTAGGTCAAAATCCGTTAAACGGAAATTGTTACTTGGACCTATTGTACTAAAACCTTTATATACTGTAGCCATAGTAATATTTAGCCGTTATTTACTGACTGTAATTGTGGGGCTAGCACAGCTACAGCATATTTGCCTTTTTGGAAGTATGTATCACCTGTGGTTCCATTAGCGTCTGATCCACCTTGCCCATTACGCCATTGTTTAGCACCGCCTGGGCCTAGTAAGTGTGCGCATGCCAACATACCTGCAACATCTTCCGGACTTTGGTCAGCTGATACAGCACCAATATTACACATACTAGTATAGTTTCTTTGGGTATATACCAACATAGCGGCTTCTTGTTCGTTGCCGTTGTTTAGCCAGTCTTGTACACTACTAATGCCATTCTTGCCAGTCCAGGCATTTGGATTTTGTAGACCTGCATTACTTTTAACTGTGCTCTTAATATAGCCACCATCAAAGAGTGCAGGCCAACCAAATTGATATTTGCCCACATAGCCTAATTGGTTAGTGGTATTATAGTTACCACCACTTTCACTCTTGCCTATCTGTGCGAGATATGCTGTTGTTTGATCTTTGGTTAGATTTGCTACAGCATTAGTTGCCGCAGGCTGATTGCGTATATCTTTAAGACCTGCTGGATTTTTTACTCCAGATGTATCATTTTGTTTAGTTTGATCAACACTACCGCTATAGCCGCCCGGTTGAATTCCAGGGCTAGATGGAGTAAATGCTGTGGCCTTAGTACCTCGAGCATATGGTTCATGTGTTGGTGCCACTGTAGCAATAGTTTCTAACTTACCAGGAGTACTAACCCAGCTAGCACCTGTTGATGCTGTATCTGGTAGTTTGTTAGGTGTAATAGGAGTCAGTGCTTTAAGTGAATCTGTACCTCCACTTTGTTGTTTAAAACTTGCACCTTGGACAGCGATAGGACCACCTGCATTAAGACCTATTTTGCCATCACTATCTACTTTAAATGATCCTGTTTTTAATTCTGTTCCACCTGTGGCTGTTACACTTAACTTACCAGCTACAAGAAAGTTTGCCAACGGTGTTTCTAATGCTACGCTAGCACCTGATTTAATGTTAATTTTACCTGTTACATCAAGGTTAAAGTCACCACCTGCCACAATATTAAAATCGCCTTCTGTACGCAAAGCCATGCCGTTCTTACTGTAGGCTAAAATCTTGCCGTCCTTAGTTAGTTCAACCCAGCTATAGCCATTAGCATGAGAAATATATAACGACTCGTTCGAATCGTGCATTAATATCTGATGTCCACCTGCGGTACGTAAACGTATAAGTTGATCATCACCTAGGGTAGAACCATCGTCCATAACAAATACATGGCCACCTTTACGTGATTTTACAGTATTGTACTTAGGATCTATTGTACCTGTTGTGAGGTTTGACAAATAGTTAGTATCATCTGCTGGATCATTTACAGGACGACCCGGTGTACTAATACCAAATACATAACTAGGACTTTCACGTTGACTACTACTAGATTGTGGGCCACGTACGACGTCTTTATCTAGACCTTGCTTTTGATATATTGCCCATTGATATGTGTGTACTGGTTTATTGTTATTGTAAAAAGCGGCATTAGTAAAGTCGCTGGTATATTCATTAAATTCAACTACTGGTAAGATATCACCGTCTTGAACTGTTTTACGTTGTCCTGGCGTTAGGCTAGTAAGATCGACATTTTGCGTTCCAGCTAGACCAGGAACCATGTAGTGGCTAAGGTTAGGATTAACACAGCTTATCCAGTATCCACGTAGAGGGTCACCCGCGATAAAAATACAAATAACTTCTATACCCACATCAGGCGGGACCATCCACATACCATAGGTATGATGAACTGTGCCAAATGCGTTAGTAGTGGGTGGGCGATCTGTTGAAAGTTCTGTCTGACTAGTATATCCCATAAACGGACTACTATAACTTACTGTGCGCCAGTTTTTAGGATCATCCGGTGGACCACCTAGATCTGGAATATAAACTTGTAAACGTCCGCTACGTGTTGGATCTAAATTATTTTTAACAATGCCTATATATGGATAAGGATCAACGCGAGTACCTGATGCTTCTTCGCGACGAGCATTTTTAACAACCTTATTGCCAACTCTATGATCTAATGCCATGTGTTATGATCCTGGTGTAGTTCCAAATTCTAATAGTCGTTGGCCGCCTACTACTATAGTTGGCGACGGGCCTTTAGCTGTACTATTAAACGTAATATCTACGTTGAGTGTAGCTTTCTGCGGTTCGCTTTGAACTATTGAATTTGCTGTATCTGTAATCTGTTGATTCAATTGTTTTTGTTGTGCTAATAAGTTTTGTTTTCTTGCTACTAGTGTAGCAACGTCTGGATATTTAGCTGCCAATTCATTATCTGTCAGGTCACCGTTAGCAGGGTCTTGTGCAATATATTGGTCAATTAATCTAGTTAGTCCACTATCTGTAGCTCGTGCTAAATTATATACACTATTTCTGTGCATTACTAAATCTCTAACTTCTATTGCTGTAGTTTTTGCGGTACCTAAGAATTGTGTATTAATATCTGTTACTGTTGGTGTCTGTACTTGTGGTGTTTCTTGTGGAGCATTTTGACTATTAATATCTGTAGTAGTACCACTAGCTCTTACGTTGGCTAAATCTTGTTGTGCTGCTGTTGGTGTAGGCGTATCGGCTGCATCTTGAGCTGAGATATTAGTTGCCGCTGTTTGTTGATTTTGTCCTGGAGTTTGATCAACCGCGGTATCTGCTGCGGCCGCTGAACTAGGGGTTGGTGTTGCTGTTACTGAATTTACTATAGTTGACGCGACATTACTAGATGCTGGTCTTGCATTAGAGGTTGTATTGTTAGTAGCACTTACATAATCAAAGGCCACTTGTCGTGGTATACGATTCATTGTAAGTTCTTGTGTAAACTCACCTTTAGTAAAAGTACTAGTCACAGTAAGAACTTGATATAAGCCACTAAATACACTGTTTCGTTGGCCAGCATCATATTTCATAAATCCTGTACTGTCATCAATATCTCTAGGAACTTTAAACAATACTTGAACATATAATCCGCTTTGATCCATAGTTAAACTACCACCATTTGGTAATAGTCGTGGATCAAATGAGTTGGCTATTTCAGTAGTAAGTGCCGCCGATGGCCCATAAAATACGTCATCTTGTTTGATATAATCAGGATCACCAATAATTGACATCTTAATAGTCAGCATGTCAGCTGAACTACTACTCATAATACTTTCTGCTAAATCCGCAGCGCCCACAGCTTTGGCATCTGTCGGATTACCCGTAGCCACAGCCTTAGAGTTCTGCACCACAGGTTTCATAACTAACGGCATCACAGCATCGTAATTAACTCCTAATGGAGCATCACCGCCAGAATAATTAGGTGCATTCTGATATTGGTAATCAGTGTTAATACTTTCAGCTGTTGGGCTTGTTTCACCTTGATTATTTCTATAAGCTGTCTGTTGAGTATAGAACAAAGTATTAAAAACAATGTCTAAATGTATTATATCACTATTTTTACCTGTGAATATATAGTTGTAGGCCTTGACTGGATTTACTACAATACCTTGTGGTGCAATATCACTACGTAGATTATACATTTTATAAGGCTGTACTGAATAGGTATATTCTTTAGCCCATAATTTTCTTATTGTGTCATATCCCAATAGTCTAATCTTAGGCACAATCTTAAACCATTTAAGTGGCTTATCTTTCATTTGATCTTTACGTGCTTGATAGTCAGCATCTGACATACCATCAGGGATAACCAATTGATCATGTATATAAGAACTATTACGTATTACATATTCTAATAGTTTATCAATTGCTGTACCATAGTTAATACTAAAAATGCCACGGGTAGTATCGTATGTATTTTGACTATTACCTACATCAGACAATTTCATACTAATAGTTTCTTTAACGTCTGAATTCTTCTTCATTGGCGTTGCTTTAGGAGTATTAGCTGCAGGATCAACAAAAGTAGATGATCCTATAACATCCTGCCCTGTATCGGGGTCTGGCAAGAATTCAAATCTATAGATATCTGCTATAGAAATTTTGCCTGCATTTTTAAGACCAGCAAAATAAGCGTTAATTGCTGTACCAAAAGAATCTACATTAATAACAGAATTTTGTTGTAGAGAATTGTACAACATAGTAGGAGCATTTAGATTAGCCGCTGCTTGAGCATCTGTTGTTTGACGTTGTGACAAATCTGAGCTAGCTACTACAGCTTGTGCAAATGAGTCTGCTGATGTTCCTTCAACGCTTTGGAAAAAGTCTGCTACGGTTTTTGCTGTAACTTCCATGTTAGATGGTACTGTGATTGCCGAGCCAGTAAATCCATCATGGCCAAATGGTATAGCATTCACAGTATATGATGCGCCGCGCTCAGTTACCTTGATATCCATCTTGGTAAATTTAACAGGAAGACGTTTTTGTAAATCAGGCAATGCTCCTGTGATCGTGCCTGCATCATCCATTGCGAAGAAATCAATCTGCACTAGATATGGCATGTCAAGATAGTTGCTACCACCCAGATCTTGTGTGGTTTTAAGAATTCTTTCAACCATAGTAAAACCATATGGTTCTATGATTTCAAAACTACATTTTATAGCATTGGTGTTTCTACTTTCATCATTGGGACTAATAATAGTCTGCATAGTAAAGTTTTCAAAGTAAAAATCTTCACTCCAATTAGGGTTACGAGGAAAATTAACACCATGACGGCCAGCACTGGCAATAATAACATTCTTAGGAGTATATTGTTGTGTGACTACAATATTATTATATTCCTCATTTGTTAACATGTGTAAACTTAACGAATATATGTAGTTTGCATAATTAGCTAATCTGTTAGGTATAGGTGGCGAATTATTCACTACATAAACTTGAGAAGCATCTGCAGAATTAGCCTCCGACGGATTAGGTGTAGACGCATTAGTTAAAGATGAAGGGTCTGATATTTTTTGTACTTGTCCTGGAACATATCCTTCCACTTTCTGCATAGATGTCACTAATGTCTGCTGTTGACTAGGGGTCAATGCGTTCATTAATGTGCTGGCTGCAACTCCTAGGGCATTAACCACAGATGAAATATAAGATTGTACATTATTCTCAGTTGCCGGAGCATACTTGGCAATTGCCTGAGCTATAGTAAGTCCTGCATACGCTGTAGTACTAAACAATAGGGTCTGCTGAGCTAGTGCGCCGTGTGCATAAGTGTCAAACACAGCAAATTGTCCGCTGCTTGTATCAGCTACACCAATGAAACCGGGTTGAGCTCTTGTAAATGCTGTAGGGCGCAGATTACCAGGATTGTTGTTGCGCCAATTGGCATTACCAGTTAGCTTAACTGTTTCACCGCCTGTGGTTAGAGCTATTAAATAGCCGCTAGCACTTTGTATTACCTGACTAAGTGATGGTGCTGGAGTTATTGACATTTATATTATAGTCCTAGAGCCGCTACTAAATTTTGTTTTTGCGGGATATAGATAGTTACCCCAGGAACAAAATCATATGTAGGATCTTGA